GCAAGTTTGCACGAGCAGAATTGCTTCATTACGCTGACTTATGACAATGATCATTGTCCATCCGATCGTTCTTTGAACTATGGTGATTTTCAGCGTTTTATGAAACGTCTTCGTAAGCGTTTCGATTCAAAAATTCGTTTTTATATGTGTGGAGAGTATGGTGAGCAATTTGAACGCCCGCATTTTCATGCCTGTCTTTTCGGTTTTAATTTTCCTGATCGTACAGTTTGGAAAAAAACTGGGTCAGGGTCTATTATTTATCGATCGGCATTGTTGGAAGATATTTGGCCTTTTGGTTACAGTTCCATTGGTGATGTTACTTTTGAATCGGCTGCTTATGTAGCTCGTTATGTAATGAAGAAAATTAATGTTTCTTCCTCTACTCCGTTGCATCTTCGAGATCATTATGAGACTACTGATTTTGAGACTGGTGAGATTAAAGATCGAACACCAGAATTTAATAAGATGTCTTTGAAGCCTGGTATAGGTTATGAATGGTTTAAGAAGTATGCTTCTGATGTTTATCCTCATGACTATGTTGTTGTTAATGGAAAAGAGGTTAGGCCTCCTAAGTACTATGACAAAAAATTTGCTGAATCCAATCCCTTTGACTATGAAGCCCTCCAGCTCGTCAGATTTCTTGAAGGTCAATCCAGATCAGAGGACAATACCGTTGAGAGGTTACGCGTTAAAGCGTTGGTTTGCCAAGCAAAGACTGGTCTATTGAGTCGTTCTATTCGATAGGAAAATACAATGATTAAAGATGTTCAAATTCTTGAAATTCGAGATATAGTTCATGCCGCGAAGTTGTTAAAAATTCTTCGTATTAAAGAGTCTCTGATTGCTCAACAATTAGAGTTTGTTCGTTCATATTTGAAAGATAAATCATGATACAAATTATTTGTGCTGTTAAAGATCGTGCTGCTGATGCTTTCGGCCGTCCTTTGTTTGTTCCTTCTATTGGTCTTGCTGTTCGTAGCTTTTCTGATGAAGTCAATCGATCTGATCCTGAAAACCAAATGTTTAATCATTCAGATGATTTTGACCTGTATGAAATTGGTGTTTATGATGACAACACTGGTATTATTCAGTGTCATCCCCAACCAAGGCAGTTAGCATTGGGCAAGTCTGTTAAGGTTTAATCTTGGGGCTTCGGCCCCTTTTTTTGGAGCTTTTTTATGCATCGTAATCAATCTGTGAACACACATCAGTTCGCTATGGTTCCTAAGGCTGATATTCCTCGGTCTAGTTTTAACATTCAAACCGCACATAAGACTACTTTTGATGCTGGTTATCTTGTACCTGTTTATGTTGATGAAGTGCTTCCTGGTGACACTTTTAATCTTCGTATGACTGCTTTTACTCGTTTAGCTACTCCGCTTTATCCAACTATGGATAATATGTACTTAGATAGCTTTTTCTTTTTTGTTCCCAACCGTCTAATTTGGAATAATTGGCAAAAGTTTATGGGTCAACAAGAAAATCCTGGTGATTCTATTTCTTATGTTGTTCCTCAACAAGTCTCTCCAGCTGGTGGTTATGCTGTAAGTTCTTTGCAGGACTATATGGGTTTGCCTACTGTTGGTCAGGTTTCCGCTGGCCAGACTGTTTCACATTCTGCTTTGCATCTTCGTGCTTATAACTTGATTTGGAATGAATGGTTTAGAGATCAGAATTTACAAAATTCTGTTGTTGTAGATAAGGGTGACGGTCCAGATTCTGTATCTAATTACACTCTTTTGCGTCGTGGTAAACGACACGATTATTTTACTGGTGCTCTTCCTTGGCCTCAAAAAGGAAACCCTGTTTTGCTGCCTTTGGGTTCTTCTGCTCCTATTACTGTTAGTGGTCCTCCTTCTGCTGGTACTCAATCTTTAGGTATTAAATATAACGGCGGTGCTACTGATGGCCGTATGTTTGTTTATTCAGGTGGTGGTGATGTTACTAACAGTGCTGGCGGTGCTGCCGTTCCTGCTTATCAGTTATACGCTGATCTTTCTGCTGCTACTGCTGCTACCATTAATCAGCTTCGTCAATCTTTCCAGATTCAAAAACTATTAGAGAGGGATGCTCGTGGTGGTACTCGATATACTGAAATTATTCGTGCTCATTTTGGAGTTATTAGTCCTGACGCCCGTTTGCAGCGTCCTGAGTATTTGGGTGGCGGTTCTACACCGATTCAGATTAACCCGATTGCTCAAACCTCAGGTACTAATGCGACTGGTACATCGACCCCATTGGGTAATTTGGCGGCGATGGGTACAGGTCTCGCAGCTGGTCATGGTTTCACACAGTCATTCACTGAGCATGGTGTCATCATTGGTCTTGTGTCTGTTCGTGCTGACCTTACTTATCAGCAAGGTCTCCGTCGTATGTGGAGCCGTTCTACTCGTTATGACTTTTATTTCCCTGCTTTTGCTATGCTCGGCGAGCAGGCGGTTTTAGCAAAGGAAATTTATGTTACTGGTACTGCTTCTGACAATTATGTATTTGGTTATCAAGAACGTTGGGCTGAGTATCGTTACAACCCCGCGCTTATTACTGGTTTGTTTAAGTCTACAAGTGCTGGAACTATTGATGGCTGGCATTTGGCTCAAAAATTTACCTCATTGCCTACCTTGAATTCAACATTTATTCAGGAAAACCCTCCTGTGTCTCGTATTGTTGCTGTTGGTTCTGCCGCTAATGGTCAACAGTTTTTGTGTGACACTTTCTTTAATAACCGTGTTGTTAGACCAATGCCTTTGTATTCTGTGCCTGGTTTGATCGATCACTTTTAATTAAGCCCTGTGCAATTCGTAAGAATTGCATAGGGAAGGAGTTTTTTATGGGTATGTTTAGTGATGTTATCGGTACAGTAGGTGATTATCTTGGATTTGATACATCTAGTATTCTTGGCGGTTCTGGCAACTCTGCTGCTTCTTTTGATTTTTCTGGCCTTGGTGATGCTTTTGGCGGCTTAGGTGACTCTATTGGTAGTTTAGGTAATTCTTTTGCTGACGCTATTAAGGGGTTGGATATTAAGGGGATTGCTTCTGCGGCTGCCGCCGCGGGCGCTGCTCCTCTTGCATCTTATCTAGGTACTCAAAATACTAATAACCAGAATTACGATATTGCAAAAGAGAATCGTGAGTGGTCTGCTCAACAGGCTCAAATTAACCGTGATTTTCAATCTGGTCAATCTTCATCTTCTTACCAGCGTGCTGTTAAGGATCTGCAAGCTGCCGGTTTAAATCCTATGATGGCTTACTCTAATGGTGGTGCTTCTACTCCTAGTGGTGCACAAGGCGTTGCGCAACAAGTTTCCATGCAGAATCCTGTTAATTCCGCTATCGACGCTTATAACCAGACTCGTGGGCAAACTTCTCGTTCTGCCGCTGATTACGGTTCTGCTAATCAAGCTGAAGCTAATGTTTCTCTTATTAACAAAAATGTCGAAAAAGTTACTGAGGAAATTAAAAATATTCCTGAAGAAGGTAAACGGCTTCGTCAAACTGTTCAACTTCTTGCCGATCAGGCTGCTCTTGCTGCTCAAAAAGGTGAGACTGAGGTTCAGATCCGCAAGCAGATTGCGGCTACTGTAGGTAAGATCAAAAATGAAACTAGACTTCTTGATTTTGATATTGATGCTGCACGCAGCCTTGACAACATTGGTCGTGAGTCTAGACAATTCAAGCCAATCGTTGATATTCTTCGTTCTATTCTTAAATGAAATTTTTGGAGGACTTTATGTCTAAATCTTCTGTTTTCTTGCGTACTCCTTACAACTATGACACTATGCAGGCTTCTAATGAATCTGCTCTTGAGTGTCTTGATGAGTCTCTTGCTCAACAAAATGCCAAGGATGAATCCGATATTAATACTATCGTTCGTCGTTTCGGTTTAACTGGAGAATTGCCATCTAATGTTCGTGCGCCTCAATATGGCGACTTTTCCGCAGCTACTGACTATCACAGCGCCATGAACGCTGTTTTGGCTGCTAATGAGGCTTTTATGAAGCTTCCTGCTCATATTCGGACCCGTTTTGACAACGACCCTGGAGCTTTTGTCGATTTCTGCTCTGATGAGAAGAATCGCGAAGAAGCCAAGTCTCTTGGCTTAATCGTAGGACCACCTAGTGAGCCTACATCCGTAGGCTCAACTAGTGAGCCTACATCCAACCCCGCACCTGAAGGTGGCGGGGTAGCACAGTCTTCTACTTGATCTTAACTGTGCTAGGTGACACCTTTTATCAACCAACTGGAGTATTCTATGAAACCGCTAAGTCGTCATCATGTATCTAAACATGGTTCAGCTCGTAAGTTCCGTAAACATGTAGGGCACACTAAGGGCATTAATATGGCCCCCCCCCCTATGCGTGGTGGTATTCGTCTGTGAATGGCTTGTTTTTCACCGTTGCAGGCCTTCCAATGTGCTGATGGTTCGGTAGTTTTTAAGGAGCATCGCAACGATGTTGTCCGCTCCTTATCTTTACCTTGCGGTCAGTGTGTTGGGTGTCGCCTTGAGCGCAGCCGCCAGTGGGCGGTGCGCTGTATGCATGAAGCAAGTTTGCACGAGCAGAATTGCTTCATTACGCTGACTTATGACAATGATCATTGTCCATCCGATCGTTCTTTGAACTATGGTGATTTTCAGCGTTTTATGAAACGTCTTCGTAAGCGTTTCGATTTAAAAATTCGTTTTTATATGTGTGGAGAGTATGGTGAGCAATTTGAACGCCCGCATTTTCATGCCTGTCTTTTCGGTTTTAATTTTCCTGATCGTACAGTTTGGAAA